AGATCGGAGCGAGGAAGGCAACGATTGCATTCCACACCGTCATGATGATTAAGAGGGTTAGCTGGACCTGGGCCTTGATGAAGTCGAAGGCCCACCTGAACACAGCAACTAGCGCCTTCAGGACTGGCGCGAAGATAGCGTTGGTAACCGTCCGCCAGACCGCGAAGAGCGCGGTGATGATCGCTAGAGCCGTCTTGATGATGGAGGTGATGAGACCGAAGGCTGCCTTGATGATCGGGACGACAACCCCGAGGACGCGCTTGACGACTCCGAGCCACATCATGAACGACGCCGTGATGGCGGCGAAGATGAACTTGATCACCTTCCAGGCCGTTTGGAAGAAGCCCTGGATCTTATCCCACGCGGCCTTCAGGAAGGGAACAGCCTTCGTCGTGAACCAGTCGACTACCGCAGCAATCGCCTTCTTGATCGCGTCCCATACGGCCAACACGATCTTGCGGAAGGTCTCATTCTTCTTCCACAGGAGGATGATGGCTGCGACGAGGAGCGCGATCACCGCGATCACGATGATCACGATCAGGAAGGTCGCATTCATCGCGGCGGCTAGCACCCACTGGATAGCAGCCCAAGTCGCCGTAGCCGCCTGGGCGAGACGAGCCCAGATAGCCCACGCCTTGATCGCGATGACCATTACCTGAACGGCCTTCGCAAACTGGAAGATCTTAACGGCTAGCCCGAGGAAGAGGAGGAAGCCGGACGTCAGGAGCGCCACGTTGATGATGGCGTTCTTGGTTCCGTCCGAGAGCCCGTTGAGGAAGTCGGCCACCTTCGCGAGGAAGTTGACCACCTTCGTGAGCGCCGGGAGGAGGAGCGTCCCGAAGGTAATCGCCGCAGTCTCGGCCGAACCCTTCAGCCGCTCGATAGCGCCTGCGGTGTTGTCTAGACGGGCGGCTGCGACCTCCTCAGCGGTTACCTTAGCCATGGCCGCCGCCATGTTGTTGAAGCCGTCAGCTCCGGCATCAGTCAGCGTCGCAGCCGCACGGATCGCGTCCGAACCGAACACCGTCTCCAGCGCGAGGAGCTTCTGCTGCTGGGTCATGTCCTTCGTCGCCTGGTGCAGGATCTCGGAGACGTCCGCCAGTGACTTCAGCTTGCCCTGCTGGTCGAAGAATTTGTTGGTGCCGTCCGCCGTCACCAGACCCAGTGTCTTGAAGAGGTCGATCTGCTTCTGGGTAACCGGCTGCAGGTTCATGAACATGGTCTTCAACGACGTACCAGCGTCGGAGCCCTTGATGCCCACTTTACCCATGAGTGCGATCGCCGTGGCCGTATCCTCGAAGTCCGCCCCGGCGAGCTTCGCGACAGCGCCCACCTGCTTGAGTGACATGGCGAAGTCGCCCACTGATATGGACGAGGAGTTAGCCGCTCCGGCGATGAGGTCGGCTATCTTAGGCATTTGCTTAGCCGAGAGCTGGAAGGCGTTCATGGCGTCGGCTGCCAGCTCAGCCGCAGCCGGAAGCTCCACCCCACCCGCAGCCGCTAGGGCCACCGTAGCGTCTGCCGCGCCGCTCAGGATGTCGGTTACCGAGATACCGGCCTTGGCAAGCTCCTCCATGGCCAGAGCCGCCTCGGTGGCCCCGAAGGCGGTGTCTGTGCCGATCTGGAGCGCCTTCTTCCGGAGCAGCTCCAGTTCATTCTTGGTCGCGCCGGAGACGGCTCCGATAGCGCTGATCTGTTTCTCGAAGTCAATTGCCGTCTTGGCGGCCAGGCCGAGACCGGCGGCTATGATGCCACCGGCCACGGCTAGCTTGGTGCCTGCCTGCTGGATACCCGCCCCGGCAGAGCGAGCCTTCTTGTCGACCTTCTCGAAGTCGTCCGCTGCAATCCGCAGGCCCTTGTCATCGTAGTCGATGATGACGCGACCCTTGGCAGTCCCAAGGTTGTACTCAGCCACCACGACCTCCTCTGGGACCGGCGAACTTGGCGGACTCCGCCCCGAGGTAGCGAGCGAGGACCATATTGCGCTTCATAGTCTTTGATGCCTTGCTCTTACCTCCCGCCTCCGCCTTCGAAAGCTCATTCTCCAGGTGTACCCCGAAGATCCCGATTGCTCGATCGAAGTAGTAGGCGGTTGGCTGAACATCTATGCCGAATAGCTCGCTGGGGCGACAGCCGTAGGTCTTAGCCAGCTGAAAGGCTCCCCATAAGCTTTGCGGATTCCTCACGAAACTGGATCAGGTCGGAAGTGCCTCCTACGGCCCACTGGACGATGAACATCTTGTCCTCTTCGTCGACATAGGAGGCATAGATCGCTTCAGGGTCCACGGCTGGCAGGCCCCTAGCGACTCGGGCGGCTTGCTCTTCCTCAGTCAGATCCATGAGGACGACCGGAGCCTTTACCACGTGGCAGATGACCCGATCAATCATGGCTAGGCCCTGATCGAGCTTCTCGGGATCCTTCGCCAGCTCCTCGATTGAGACCTTGGTCTCTGAAGCCTTGCGCGGGTCGTTGGCGTCGATGTGCTCGACCTGCACGAGGCTCGTAAGCTGGTCGAGCGAATCGAGGAGCTTCGCCTTGATCAGACCCTGCGCGCCGGGACGGATCGCGAGGCAGGTCTCTCCCGAGGGAAGCTCCAGCTCCATCGGCCGGATCAGGCCGATCCCGAAGCCCTGCTTAGCTGCCGCCTTGATGGGCGCTGGCTGCTTCGGAGCGGCCTTCTTCGTTGATGTCTTCTTTGCTGCTGTTTGCCCTGGCATCCTAGTGCTCCTTGGGTTGGTACCTACTGAATGCGGAAGATGGTTGCTAGCGAGGCCGCGTTGACCATGCTCGCGCTGTATGTCCAGGTGATGAAGCCGGTCGTGGGGTGCCGGAACCGAGACGCGTCAATCCTCATCTCACGGACCTCGCCAGCCGGGACAGCCACCGTGATGTCCGGGTTGTAGGCCGTAGCCCCAACCGGCGTCACGCTGACCGGATCGTCTAGGACGATGTTCGACGGGACGGCCGAAGCGTTGTTGAAGCGGACGAGGTAGACCGCTCCGAACTCCGCTGCGAACTGATCGGTGGCGGCCGAGATGACGTTGGTGAGAGGGGCTGCCGAGGGGTTGACAGTCGGCGTGTTGATGTTGGTAAAGGTTGACATGCCATCCTCCTTACGGGAGCGGAGTCTCGGTTTCGTTCTGGACCCATTGCCACACGCGGTTAAGCGTGCTGGCTTCCATGCTCTTGTATCCGAGCCCGGAAGCGTTGGTCAGGAAGAATGTGCCATCGCTCATCTCCCCTTCCAGGTTGTCGGTCGCCTTCGCGCGGTAGATGACCGCCCAGAAGTCACCGCCGCTGTCCGATATCGACCGTCCCATGATCTTGAAATAGGGACGGCTGGACTGCGCTGCGGTCGTGCCGACGTACTTGGTCAGCGTCTTGATCTGGTTGGGCGTGACGCCGGTTGTCTGGACGACACCGCCGTACATGACGGCCACCGCCTCAAACGAGACACCGCCACCCTCCAGCTCCCATTCCACGTTCGCGCCGGAACCGTGGGAAGCCACAAGGCTGTCATCGCCTCGCAGATCCTCAAACTCCTCTGCCTCGGCGAAGCTGAGCACCCGCGAGTTAGGGAGTGTGACCGGTGATCCCAGTGTCGTTGCCGCCGCGTCCGTGTAGGGAGTCAGCCTAACTTGACGGAGACCAAACGGAAGCGGAATCGTGTCTAGAGCCATTGTCTTGCACCTCCTCGTTGACTACCGGTACCGGATCACGGAACCGTTTGGTTTCTATCAGTTTCCCGGTGAGCGGGTCGAAGCGATGGATCACGACGGTCCCCGGCTCGCCGCAGAACTTCGAGGAGCACTTGATCTCGATGACACCATCATCAGTCAGCTCCCCAAACTTCTTCGCGCGGCACCGGAGGTCCATGATCAGTCCTCCACGATCGCAAACCGAGCTTCGCTCAGGATGTACTGCTGGATCTGCCCTTCCGAGAGGAAGGCCTGCAGCTCCTCCAGCGGCACCCTGAAGCTGTTGCCCTTGTGCCAGTGCAGAAGCTTGCCCTCCTCGACACCGGCCTTCGCCCAGTCCTGCGGCGTGATGGTCCGGATCTCGAAGTGCTGGGCATTCTGGTACTCGACCCAGCGCTTAGGCCCCTTCGCCTTCGGCTGGTCGGCCTCGTCCGCCTCGCCCTGGACCTCGGGCACGCTCTTCTCGTCGACGTTGGCCGGTACCGGCGCACTGTCCTGGGTAGCTGTCTCCTTCGAGCCCTCCACCGTCCCAGCCTTCGCCTTCGTCTGTGTGGTTGCCATGTCTGTCCTCCGTTCAGATTCCGCTTGCGATGATGGTGAGGTTCAGGCTCTTGGTTGAGGCCTCGTATGCGGGGTCATAGAGGTCTTCCCCTAGGCTGCCATCTGTCACCTCGGTGATCCATCCGCCCGGCGCGTAGTTCACGGCCTTGAGCGGGTAGAGAAGCGTCCGAGCCCGCCAAAGTACAGGCTCGATCTTCTTGAAGTCGTTCTCGCGGCAGTACACCCAGAAGACCAAGAAGCGACGTCGAGAGGTCGTGTCCCGCCCCGGAGGCGCTTCCTCCAGACCCCAAGCCAGGATCGCCCATACCCTCTGGTCCTTCGCCGGAGAGTCCGGTGCGTTGTTGCTGTATAGGCTGTCCGGGTTGATGCCGAGCGCGTTCATCTGAGGATCTAGGGAGAGCACCCGCCACACGTACTCCCGGAGGTTATCCGGCAACGTCCCGGCGCTCATGCTGATGAGCGGCTCAGCTAGGACGATCCCGAGGTCAGCCCCGGCGACAGCCGAAGCTCCCATAGCCAGGACAGGCTTCGGCAGGACGATCCCGAGAGATGCGGCTGAGACAGCTCCGGCGTTCAAGGCTACAGTCGGCTTCGGCAGGCCGATAGTCAGCGTCGCGTTCGCGGCAGCCACACCACCGAACTCCACAACCGGGCTGATGTGGTAGCTGGACTTCGAGGCACCAACGGTGTCCGGCGCGACCATGACGCCTGCGGTGGTCTCCTTGAAGTAGCCGTTGGTCACGGCCGGAGCTGTCATGAAGCTGCCAGGGCTGGACGTCAGACCGGAGGAGACGAAGACGCTGACAGTGTAGGCATACCGGTTCGTCAACACGGTGGCCATGTAATGCGTGCCAGCGATCAACGTGAACGGCCTAGTAAACAGCACCCGGTTGATGATGCCCGGGGTGCAGGTGAAAGTGTTCGAGATCGCTAGCAGCGCGCCGGATAGGTTGTACAGGGCCACCTGCTGCGTGCCAGCCGGTCCGATCGTAGGGGCTAGCCAGTCGACGCCAACACAAGACCCTCCAGCCTCCGAGGTGACAACAAACCGCATACCGAGGGCATAGTAAATTCCCCCGTCGCTCTGATCGTCATCGCCGGGTGGCATCGTGAATACGAAGGTCTCAGTCGCCATGGCTACGCCTGCGTGATCGAACCGGAGTTGAGGTTTACGGTCTGGCCGATGGCAATCACGGCGTTGTCGAAGAGCAGCTCCATGCCCGAGCCCGCTCCGCCTGCCGTCACGTCGCATACCACGCTGCCGTCCGGCGCGAAGCACCGAGCCCACGTGGCCGTGCCGGCACCCACGCCCGTGGTGGTGATGACCGGCGAGGCGTCGAGCGCGCTCACTCCGGCCACAGCCGCTCCCCATGCAGGTTCGGCGAGCGTGTACGTCAGCAGGAGCGTACCCACGGCCGCGTCTGAGGTCGCTGCGGGCTTGACGCCGGTCCTGACCTGGATCGTCGCCGGGCCAGCCCCAACCTCCCACTTGGCCGTAAAGAAGTCAACAAGTTCGTTGCGAGTCGCTACCGGAAGGGTTGCCACGGGTCATCCCCTTTCTACAGGTGGCCTAGTCGAGCAAACAGCTTGGTAAGTGTTCCCATGATCTTCGGTCCGTACGTGATAAGGGTCGGCAGCACGATTGCGTAGCGTCCATTCCATCGGATCTCCAGCCAGATACCGTATGGCATCCGGTGGCCGAGGTCGATCCAGTGCCGCCTACCCGGATCGTGTCCGGCCTTCGCAAAGAGCCCGGCGCGAGCGTTACCGGTCCGGTCAGTCCAAGGCGCTCCGAGCTTCATGTGGGATTCAATCCGCGAGTCCCAGTATTCCATGACACCGGCCACGCCCCGGTCCGTCTGAGCATCCAGGATCTTGATGCCCTTCAGGAGCGGCCTCATATCCAGCTCAAACTCAAAGTCACCCTTCGCCATAGCGGATCACCTGCGCTCTGACCTCATACTCGTTGTCATAGATCAGGTTGGCGACCTCGAAGCGGATGCCGTCAGCGTCGATCCAGTAGTCATAGAGGCCAATCGTCCGGCCGACCTCTCCGAGCAACTGGAACTCCGCCTTACGCTGCTTGCCGTCGACAGCGAGGACGGTCCCGGGCTCCGGTCCGTTCGTGCGCGTCTGGTCGATCAAGCGGAAAATCTGCGCCTCGCGCGCCGGTGCGTCCGTCCACCGCTTGCCGTTGCCGGTGTTGGCGAACGTCCGAGGGATCAGGATGATCTGGGTGGGCTTCGCAGCTATGAAGGCGGCTGTGTTCTTCTTCTGCAGGCGCAGCTCATTCGGATCCATCATGGCCTCCGGAGCTTCGACAGCCGAGGGTAGCGCGGAGCGTCCGGCTCCACCCCGCCCGGAGTAGCGTTCGCGAAGTGCTGGGCCATCGCCAGCGCCTGCTCGTAGATATCGCCCATCTTGCGAGAGCTGCCGCCTTCGGACATGTCCACAAGCTCGGCAGCCGCCGCTGCCTTCTGCACCCAGACGTCGTATGCGGCACGGTTCAGGTCCGCGCTTACCGCGTCGATCATCGTACTGAGAACCGCGTCGGTGTACGGGTCTCCGGTGGGCTCGGCAATGAGGAGCCTCAGAGCAGCGATTTCCTCTGCTGTCGCCATGACTTCCTCCGTCTAGTTGGGCCGGTGGGCGCGCACGCCCGGATAACACCCACCGGCTCTACCCCGCCATAATGCAGTTACGCGTTCGCCGCGTCGTTCTCGCGAAGACGAGCCGCGAGGTCCGCCTTCACGCCGGTCACGGCCATGGGGCTGTCGCCTGCGGTCTTGTTCCGGCGCTCGATCTCGGC